GCACCTTTTTCTGCTTTGATTCTTTGGAGTTCTGCTAAAAATTTAGAGTTATATTCTTCACCAAATAATGCTTCTGAAAAGTCTACATCAGCATTTTGGCCTTCATAGTGTGCTTGATCCTCATTATTTAATACAGCATCTTCTTCAGTTACTGATCTATCTTTATCGTTAGCAAATCTTTCTTCTGCCATTTCGCTTTCGACTTTTCTTGGATCTTTTACACCGGTACAAATAACTCTTTCATGATCTAAACCTAAATTCACAGCAACAAACACTTCTAGTATTCTTGCATTTACAGGATATTTTAGTACAACATCTGTACTGCACACTTCACTAGTAAATTTTGCACCTTTTTCTCTCTGGAATTCTATTGGATTTTCCTGGATAGGTAATCTTTTCCATGGTGTTGCACTTACAAGATTATATTTTTGTAATGCATTTTCAAGTTTAGACATATGATCTGCACCACAGTCACTGGCAATCTTAATTCTATAGCCATATTCCTTGTTAAAGGATTCATTTATAATGTCTTTAAGTTCTCTCATAAGTTTTTAAACTCCATTTGTACTTATTTATCAAAAATATACAAATAAATGGAAAATTACTCAGGCTTATCGTTGATAATTTTTAATAATTCGTTACGATCAAGTACTGTAGTGCTAGAATTTAGATCTTGGCTAGAGCCAACCGTGTTGTTATCTAATCTTGCTTTCTTGATCATCATGTCAATTTGTTTTAGTTTAGAATTTATTTTACTATCTTTAGCCTCTAATGCAGTTTTTAACATTTTAGCGGCACTGTCAAATATACTGCCTGCATCTCTGTCGCTAACATTCATACCTAAGTTCATCAATTGCTGATAACTATCAACTGCTTGTTGTGCAATATCATCCATTTCATAATCATGATCTGCTAAACCTTGAACATTTTTTAATGCAAGATCAATTTTTTCTGCAATACTTAATGCTTCTTCAACATCTTTGATTTCTACATCGAATTTTTCTATATTTGAAACCGAATCATCATGATCTCGAACATCGTCAATAGGGGGCAAATTAAATTCTTCTTCCAGTTTCTTAGTCATAATGATATTTATCGAGATTTTTTTCTTGGTTTGGTAGTTCTTGAAGGTTTTCTAAAAATTTGATCTTCTGTAATCACTTTAAATCGTATACCCTTGGCTTTGCACCATTCTGTGGCGGCGTGCCATTTAACTGCATTTATAGCAGTGGAGGCTTTATCATGTGTGCCTTTTGCATTTTCTAACACTGTTTGACTTTTTGGTTTGATTTCTATAAGTTCAACTAACGTTTTACCATTTTTATCTTGATATTGTACCATGAAGTCAGGAACATAATTTGTTATTTTTCCTGTGAAAGGATGTTTATAAGGTATTTTAACATTCTCACTTGCCCATTTTAATATGTTAGGATGACTATCACAAAAACGCATAAATGCTAATTCCCAACTACTGCGAGCAAAAGGTGCTTTCCCCCCAATAAATTTTTGTGGATTCTGTGGTGTATATAACCCTTGATGATATTTATTAGGCATAAAACTCCTAAGGTCTAATTGATTTTGCTATTTTACTTTTTTTGTTAGATTGACTAACAGTTATACCAATTAAATTTCCTTTAGGTCTTATCTTGTTTATTGCCCTATAAGTGTTTTCCGCTAATTTTATACTTTCTTCATTTAATTCAAAGTATGAAATAGGGTGTACACCTTGTTGTTTTGATATTTTGATAAGTGCTACTGCTAGTGTTTTTGCAGTAGTTTTATTGAAACCAATGTCTGTCAGTCTGTTGTAAACAATATTGTATGTATCGGTATTTATTCCGTCATTTTCTTGACCTAGCATGTTAGCAAGTATTTCTACACTTGCTTCTGGCAATGGAAAATTTACAGTATTGTTTTTTAAAAATTGCACTATTTTATCTTTGCGAATTTCAAAGTTTATTTCATTGCCAAATGTTTCATATAAACTTTTCATAGTTACTCATTATTACTAAACGCATCTAAAAATTCTACTTGATCTGTTCTACCAATTTTTTGTTCGCCTTCTCCATTTAAAAAGTCAAGTTCTCTGGTAGACATGCTAATTGGTACACTAGCAGGATTACTTCCTCCAGGTGTATTTGCGGCGTTTGCATTACCGTTTTGTGCTAACTGCCATTCGCCTTTGTTAAAGTCACTAAATCTTTTTAATTCGTCTTCCGAAATCCAATCATTCACTTTTGGGTGCATTGTGAAATTTTCATAATCTATGTTCATAGTTATTAAACTCGGTTGAGAATCGGCATGATCAATTGCTTCAATTTCAAAACTTGTGATCATTGGATTAAACAATGTAAACTTTGTTGCTTTTTGACCGTGATATTGAACTACATCCATGTGTGAAATAAAGTTCCTTTGATTGCCGGGACGTAAATTTAATCCGTATCTATTACTATCAAATGGTCTATTAAAACTACTACCAGTTGATTCTGCACCACCCGACGCAACCGATTTTGGAACAACATCATAATCTATACTCTTTGGAGATACATTACCTCCATTTACTGAATATTTGTTTAATGGATTTTGAAAAAGATGTGAATACATTTTCATCAGTAGGACAACCCACATGCTGTCCACTGTGTCATATGCTGTTATGCTAATAGGTTTAAACTCGACACCACTAACAGTTATTCTTTTTCTATTGTACTGATTTTTTACGTCTGTTTGAAATTCTGCAGTAGGAAATTGGGCAGTTTTAACTAAACTGCTCAGAGTATTTCTGAATTCTGCATCATTTAAAAAGTCAACGTCAACTTCACTGTTAAAAGTAAAGTTGACGTATCCATTGAACTTTTGACGTACGGGCGTATTTGCCGGTGTAAATCTCTTAGCATTTTTATAATCATGCAAGTAGTATTGATTTGGTACTGCCCCATCTATCTCAGCCTGGCTAAGTTGTGACTTAGGGCGGCCATTATACATCTGGGAGGCTAGTATACCATCGACTACTTGGCTCAAAATATTTTCAAATGCCATAATTTTTTACTACTAATACATTAAGTATTAGGCACCAATGCTGTTACTGCCGCCTGGAGTCTGTCCTGCATCAAACGGATTACCTGATTCAAGACTTTGAACGATAGTGCTTGCGCCTTTAAGGTGTATAGCATTGTCGTATCTTACAGTCATTGAAACTGTAACAGGTTCGTTAGTTGCATAATCAGAATCACTATAATCTACGTTAGTTAAGAAACAGCCTTCTAAGTTCCAAACTTCAGTAGGAGCAGACGATTGTCCATCTAATATTTCTATTTGCATATTAAATTTATAATCTTCACCAGCCACTGGAGATGTTTGTTCATAATGATTCAATTGTCTTTGATTTTGAGCACCAACAATTCTTGAAACACTGTTAGTAATATCGTCTCTAATCACCACTGTAATTGGATCCCAGGTATGTTTACCCTGAACATAAACTTTAGAATTATAACTGTCAATAACTACTTCTTCGTAGTTTACTTTAGGACGAGTAACGTTCATTACATTTTGAGTAAACTTTTTAGTTTCCTGTAAGCCGCCGAAGCCATTTAATAAAGAAACCCTAAAACGGAATTTCAACTTAGGCATCAAAATGCCTGCTTCGTTTGCAGTTACTGGAACACCAAATTTACTCTTAGTAGTTACTTGTGCGTTTTCGTCTGCCATGTTATTTCTCCTAATTACCCGTAAGCCAATGTTGGCTTATCGTTACACTTATTTATCAAATAATAGTGAAATTTATTAAAAGGTGTTTTAAATGATCAAAAAAAAGGCGCCTAAAAGACGCCTTTTTATGAGAGTTACAATGTTACTCCGCTGTTTGACCCAATGTGTTTTGGATTCTGATCGGAATGTAGATGAACTCAACTGCTTTGACTGGCTGAATAGCAATGTCAATGTAAAGTTCGTTTCTATCAATTCTTGCTGGAGTGTTGTTTGTTCCATCACAAACTGTGATAAAGTCAAACAAACCTCTTTGAATGATCAATTGATCCAAGAACCCGTCAACAACAGATTTTGCATTTGCTCTTGTGACTTCATCGTTTGGTTCAAAGATAAATGGCTTAACGATATCGTCAAGTCTTTCTCTGATGTAAACCATAAGTCTAGCAACATTGATTCTATCCAATGCTGAAGCATTTGGATTCAAGGTCTTCTGGCCAAATACTGCCAATCCTCTACCTGGGAATTGTGCAATAGGGTTGACTTTGTTTTGATACAATGTATCTCTTTGACCTTCGTTCAATGTTACAGGAACAAATTCACCTGATGTTGGATCAACATAACCAACTGCTGTTGCATTACTTACAAGACCTCTTTGGAAGCCTGCTGGTGCAAACCATGGGAATGCCACCTGATCATTAAATGCTAATGATCTTAATGCAATATGTGATGAAGGAACTACAACGTTTGTTCCGTCTAAGTTAGTTGATTGTCCGCTTGGATAGTAAACTGCCGCATATGGTGAACTTGAAA